CCCCGCAAATACCTCATGCACAACAAGGGCGTGGACAGTGCCGTGCGCGCGGCCTTCAACCGCCGTAACCAATGCAGCCAGCGTGGCACCACGGTCAAGTGCTGGCTGTTCCAGAACCCCGACCCGACCGGGCGCGGCAACGCCTGATCGGGCGAGCATCACCCCAACCCAAGGAGAAGCACCATGCAACTAGAAGTAATCCGCGGCCCTGCCGCATCGGGCAAAACCACTCAGCTACGCCGAATTGCTAAGGCAGACGGGCAAGACGAGGGGCACATCCTCTTAGCGAAGGAATTCACTCACGCGGCACTTAAGAGCCGAATCCACTTCCTGGCCGCCCGTGGCGCCAGAGTCGTGTGCATCGACGAGTGTTCCGAGGAGCAGATCGAGGTGCTCCGCCGGCTGAGCGCGGCGCTACCGAACATCCACATCCACGCAGCTGTCGCCGCCTGACCTGGGCCAAGGAGAAGCACCATGCAATACCACTATTACAAGTCGCAGGCGCCGGAAACGGTAGCCATCGTTCGGGACTACTACCGCGCTAAGGATCAGTTTCGGCAACAGCTGGAAACGTTGGGCGCCGTGATCGGTGGAAAGGTCGCACCGATGCACGACATCACCTCGAACTTCGCGGGCGGCGTGAAATTGAGCGGGAGCCGCGAGCTCGATGTGCATTGGCGCCGGCCGGATGAATGGGGCTATCGCAGCCTGCGCAGCAAGGCGGTACTGCCCAAGGGCATCAGCAAAGAAGAGCGCGCCGCTATTCGCGCCGAGCATGAGCGGTTGCTCAGTACCTGGCGCGATAACTGCCCGGCGCGCCTTAGCACGCACGACTACTGGAGCCGACTAAACGTCAACACCGGCAACCTGCTGTTGTCCGGTGGCGTGATGTTCGAACGGGATGGCATGGCCTATTTCTGTCTCGGATTTCAGATCAACCAAGCTGAGCACGTCGACCTGGTCGCCGCCGGCAAGCCGTCCGCCGGTTGGATCGACGGCGCCATCGAGATTCTGCCTAGCGAGTACCAGGCCGCGCGTACCGCGAAACAGCAAGAGCAGGCGGCATGACCATGAACCACTACGACGATGACGAACCGAGCCTCAGCCTGCGCGCCCGGCTGGCCATGAGCGGCTGGATCGGCACCGGCCTGGCCGGTCTGCTGACCGCGGCCAACCACCTGCCGGACCTGTTCCTGCTGATCGCACGCTGAAAACAAGAAGGCCCCGGTGAGCGGCAACTCACCAGGGCCTGACCAACCCAAGGAGAAGCACCATGCAAGCACATCACACCCAGGGAGGCGGGGCACAGCATAACCCAGCTTGCCACCCGCACCTGATCACCATCGCCGACGTCCCGGAGAAGCTCTGCCGCAAGTGCGGCGACACCTGGCCGGCCGACACCGAGTTTTTCTACCGCCAGGCCGCCAAGTCGGACGGCCTCGGCAGCGTCTGCAAGGCCTGCTATGCCGAGACACCCAGCGTCACCGCCCGCAACCGCAACAAGGCCGGCCGCATCAGCTCGGAATGGGAGCGGCTGTTCCAGGAGGAGGTGCGCCATGCGTGAGCGCCCGACCATGGCCAACCAACGGCTGGACCTGCCCAGCCTCTGCGACATCTGCGGCAAGGCCCGCTCCACCCGCAAGCACGCGTCCTGCAGCCGCATCCGCCAGCAGATCAAGCAGAACGAGTGGGCCAGCTATATGGCCAACGTCTCCGCGAAGAAAGCCCAGGGAGGCCGCCGCTATGCCCGTTGAGATCCGCACCCGCTTCGCCGGCATGACCTACGTGGCCACCGTACGCGGCGAGAAGCGTACCGCCAGCAACACCATCGGCGCCCGACAGGCCGCCGAAGCCATGGCCCGCAAACTGGGCCTCGATCCGGCGTTGCTGCGCGAAACCCAGCGCGACCTGCTGCGCAATGGGGTGGAGTTGTTCGTGCATCCGGAAACGCCGAAGGCAAAGGAGGTGGCTCATGGCTGACGAATACATCTACGACGTCCACCACGTTGCCCGTGAGAACGACGGCACGCTGATCTGCCGGTGCCCGCACTGTCAGGAGATCACTGGCTTGGACAGCTACGACGTGGAGGACGTAATGGGTGAGCAATACCAGTGCCGCTGTGGCGGCTGGTTCCAGATTGACCACGTCGTCCACCGCGTGAAGGGCGAGTTGCCGCCGAACAAGGGGATACCGGGGTGACGACGGGGCGCGAGCGACGCGCTATTAGGTCGATCTAGAAATCACACCAACCAATTCGAGGCCCGGCAACGGGCCTTTTTCTATTGCTGCGGGTGTGGCACCGGTACCGTGCCCGCTGGGTTTCGCGTGGGGACGCATATGGCAGATGGAGTTGAAGTAAGGGGCCGCTCGATCAGGGTCTACTTCCGCTACGAGGGGAAGCTGTGCAAGGAGCCGTTCGCTGGCGAGCCAACGCCCGGCAACCTGGAACGGGCGGAGCGGCAGGCGGCGATCATTCGGCATGAGATCCAGGCAGGGACGTTCAACTATGCGCGCTGGTTTCCCGATTCAGCGCGGGTGAAGGAGGCGAACTTCGGCCACTGGATCGACCTCTGGCTGGATATCAAGCGCAACGAACTGGCGCCGTCGGCGATCAGTAGCCACGAAAGCAAGATCCGTTGCCACATCCGGCGGCAATGGGCCGATCGACAGGCTGAGGACATCTCATTCGTTGAGATGCAGCGGTGGGTGCAGAAGAAGCTGATGCCCAAGCTGCACAACAAGACGGTGCGTGAGATCGTGGCGATCGTGCGGCAGATCTATCAGCTGTACCGCACCACGAACCAGGTGGCGTTCGACCCAACGGAGGGCATCGTGATCCGGATGCCGGACGATGAAGACCCGGACCCGTTCGAGCGCAAGGAGATCGATGCGATCCTCGGCACACCATCACCTGGCCGCGAGCAGGAGCTGGCTTTGATCAAGTTCATGGTCTGGACCGGGCCGCGGGTGAGTGAGGCGATCGCGCTGGCCTGGGAGGACGTCGACCTGGAGCGGGGCGAGGTGATCTTCCGCCGCGCCCGGGTGCGCAGCGCCTACAAGGTGACGAAGACCAAGCGTTCGACGCGAAAGCTGAAGCTGCTGAAGCCCGCCCTCGAGGCGCTGCGGGAGCAGGCGGAGCGGACGAAGGATCTGCCGGCGGTGGAGATCGAGGTGACGGACCGGGACAACCGGACGATCAGGAAGCAGAGCGTGCGCTTCGTATTCCACAACTCGCACACCGATCAGGCGTATTCAACGGCAGACAACATGCGCAACGGCTGGTGGAATGCTCACCTGCGGGCGGCGGGTGTCCGCCATCGTGGCCCGAACAACTGCCGGCACACCTTCGCCAGCCAGATGCTCACCAGCGGCGTGGTGCCGCTCGATTGGATCGCCGAGCAGATGGGGCATACATCCACGGCGATGATCCACAAGCACTACGGCACCTGGATCAACGAGGACGCCGCGGACATGACCAGCCTCATCGAGCGACAGCTGAAGCTGTAACGACGCTCATTCCCACGCCGAAAACCACTGGAAGCCCCGTGATTCGGGGCTTTCGCCTATCTGGCGGTTCCCAAAATGTTCCCATTTCGTTCCCATCAGCCCCTCGCGCAACGCTACAGGCCAGCTAATGCAAGCCTCTATGGTCGGCAGGCGTTGATTTCGAATCTCTGCGCTTCCGCCATCTGCAATCCTGAAGGCCCCGATTACGGGGCCTTCAGCGTTTCTGCGGTACGGAAAACGAGCGCGGATGTTGCCAGGCCCGGCGAATGTCAGGCTGCAGTTCATTGCGTAGGCTGCCCGCGCGACTTCCTGCAACATCCGTAGGGCAAGTTTTGCTCTGACAGTGTCGACCCACGTTGTGCTGCAGTTGGCACTTGCCAGCCAAAGCGATGCGAAAGCCACTGCTAGAATCCGCCGCCTGACAAATGGAGTTGTCATCATGAAGCGATTCAGGCAACCGGAGGCATTTGCCCTGGTTCAACAATATTTCGAACCGCTGCTGTTCAGCGCGCGGATGGATTCGCCCTCGACCATCCGCGTGCTGCTAGTCGATGAAGCAGCAGGCGAGTCGCTCTTGCTTACCGGTTTGCCGTGCCGGCTATCGCTTTCCCGCGCCGAGATCACCGGGCTGATCAATACCATCGATCTGGACGCCGCCGCGCTGCGGCCGGGGCTGCTGAGCAAGCTCAAGCGCCCTCGCTTGCTTGGCTAG